AGGAGTTTTAGGTCACGACAGAAAGTATTTGGACCCACAAGGTAAGTATTACTGTGGTGTAGGACAAAACGTTGTTGGAAGGGACTTTGTTGAAAGACATACTAATATGTGTTTAAATTATGGGATTGATATTACTGGAACAAATGCTGAGGTTGCGCTTGGACAATGGGAGTATCAGGTTTTTTCAAAAGGTAAACTAAATGCTGGAGATGACCTATGGATGTCACGATACTTCCTATACAAACTTTCTGAAGAATATGGTTACGCAATTACAATCCACCCAAAACCACTACAATATGGAGAATGGAACGGTTCAGGACTTCATACAAACTTCTCAAATGATTATATGAGAAATGTTGGTGGAGAAGAGTATTTTAAATCATTATTTGCAAGTTTTAACGCAAGACATACTGAACATATTAAACATTATGGTTCACATAATGAATTAAGATTGACAGGTAATTTTGAAACACAATCAATTGATAAATTTAGTTGGGGGGTTTCAGATAGAGGAGCATCAATTAGAGTACCACAACAAACAGCAAAAGATTGGAAAGGTTATGTTGAAGATAGAAGACCTGGTTCAAACGCGGACCCATATAAAATTATCTACCAAATTGAAAAGTCAATTAATAATGCTGAAACAATTGGTGATATTAAACATATGATGAATTTTAAAATTGATATTGATAAATTGGATGGTAAGTATGAAGGGATTTTAAGTAATGATGAATTACTTAAAGAATATAAAAACGATGAGGACTATGAACTTGATGTTGAAACAATGGAAGGGTCTAATATACCAACAGAAGACATTAACTTCAATCCACAACTACAATCAGAATTAATATCAGAATTAAGAAATAAATTGCAAAATAGCAAAATACCTAAAGCTCTTAAAAACGCAATGTTATATGGAAAATAATAACAATATAAAAATGATAGAATTTCAACAATTTGAACCACTTAAATCAAATAGATGGTTAATAAGAACGGAAGGATTAGAAATCAACCCTTTTTTATTTAGAAAATATAAAATATTTAATGATGGAAAAGAAATCATATTTACCACAGAATTTATTGAAACGGTAAATAACACATATAACCCAAAAGATTTATTAAATATTGTTGGTATTACCATTGAGTATTTGGATCCAACAGGGGTTGCGGTTCAGAAACTTAAATTTGATGTTAAGGGGTTGAACTTTAAAATTAAACAATCATATAGTAAAGATACTTTACAAACTACAAAACTTAGATTTGTTGTTAATTCAGATACATTAACTTTAATGAATAAATAATATGGAAAAAGAACAAGTAAACCACCCCCAACATTAAAAAGTTTTGTTGTATGTGGTAAAAATCGTAGTATGGGGATATTTATATATAAACCCATACTATGAAAAAACTTGAATTAAAAATTGGTGATAAATATCATTATTGGACTATATTAGAATTATCTGACTTTGAAAGTAAAAAAGGTGAAAGATATTATAAATGTAAGTGTGATTGTGGAACAATAAAGGATGTTAGAGCTCATCACTTGAAAAATGAAAAATCAAAATCTTGTGGTTGTTTTGTTAAAGAAACAATGTCAAAAATAAAAAGAATTGATATTGAAGGTCAAAAATTTGGTAAATTAACCCCTATAAAAAGAGTTCACCATAATAATAGTAAACATTTAAATAATTGGTTATGTAAGTGTGATTGTGGTAACGAAGTAATTGCGTCTACGGGTGCGTTAAGAAGAAATAAACATTTATCTTGTGGGTGTATAAGGAAAGGTGAGGAAAGCCACAATTGGAAAGGGGGGAAAATTACAACACCATCAGGGTATGTTAAAAAATATGCACCTGAACACCCAAAAAATATAATTGGTTATGTTTTGGAACATAGATTAATTATGGAAGAGATGGTTGGAAGATATTTAGAACCAAATGAGGAAGTTCACCATAAAAATGGTATTAGAAATGATAATTCTAAAGAAAACCTTGAATTATGGGTTAAATCCCAACCACCAGGACAAAGAGTTGACGATATGGTTGATTTTTGTTATAATTTCTTAAAGAAATATAAACCTGAAATATTAAAATAGTAAAATGTCAGAAGAAAAAGAAATGGTTAATCATCCCGACCATTACCAATTTGGTGAAAATAATGAATATGAGGCAATCAAAGTAATTGATGCTTGGGAATTGGGATTCTCACTTGGTAATACTGTTAAGTACATCTCAAGAGCTGGAAAAAAAGAAAAAGATAAAGAATTACAGGACCTTAAAAAGGCGTTATGGTATTTACAACACCATATTGAAACATTAGAGAAAAAATGATAGAAACAGGAAAAATAATAAATGGTGATTGTATTGAGGTAATGAAAAGTTTACCTGAAGGGGAAATAGATCTTCTTGTTTCATCACCCCCATACAATGTGGGTATTAATTATGACGCACATATAGATACATTAGACATGGATGTTTATTGGGAATGGACTAAAGAGTGGTTATCCGAAGCTTACAGAATTTTGAAGGACGATGGTAGAGTTGCTATAAACATCCCTTACGAAACCAATGTACGTGAACGAGGTGGTAGAGTGTTTTTTGTATCTGAATTTTATCAAATTATGAAACAAGTTGGGTTTAAATTTTTTGGTATTGTGGATTTGGAGGAACAATCACCTCATCGTAGTAAGACAACTGCGTGGGGATCTTGGATGAGTCCGTCAAGTCCATATATTTATAACCCAAAAGAGTGTGTAATACTTGCATACAAAAAATACCACATTAAAAAGGTTAAAGGGGAACCTCAGTGGAAAGGAACACCAACTGAAATTATTCAGGAGGATGGAACCATAAAAAAGAAAGTAGTATATGAGGAAGAAGATAAGAAAGAGTTTATGGAACTTGTTTTTGGTCAGTGGAATTACTTTGCAGATACTAAATCACTCACCAAGGCAACGTTCTCAATGGACATCCCAACTAAAGCGATCAAGATATTGTCCTACAAAAACGATGTAATTCTTGACCCGTTTGCGGGTAGCGGAACAACATTAGTTGCTGCTGAGATACTTGGAAGAAGATGGTTAGGTATTGAACTATCACCAAATTATACGGAGGTGGCTAAAACAAGGGTTGAATATTTTAAAAACCTACAAACAGTATCAGAGGAAATCTAAGAGTAATCTTGGATTTTTTGTTTTTAATGGTATTTATATATTATGAAAAAAAATGTTATTAAAAATGTCAACTTAATACTTGAAGAAAGATATTTAAAACAAAAATCAATTATTATTGAAAGTTTAGAACCACCTAAAAGTGAAGACGAATATATATCAATAATTAAAAATAATGGATTCACACAAGTAAGTTCAAAGGACCCGAACACTGTTTGGAAATATGAAAATAGTAAAACACAAGTTTTTACATATAAAACAAAAGACGGTAAATTATATGTAAGTCAAAGAGGGTTTTATAACCCAAAAACTGATTTACATATTCCCACAACTACTACATCTTTTAAAATACCTGTAACTACTGAATATCAAAAATATTGGGATAGGGCCGTTAATGACTACATACAAAGTAAAAACATTTATGACCCGTCTTGGTCATTAGAAAATATTAATGACCAAATAAAAAAAATTGAAGATAATCTTAAAATAACTAACGATAAGGATATTGTTACAGTTGGTGGGGTTTTTATCAGAAATATTAAATCAGTTGAAGAAAATATTAATAAATGGTTGATTGATCCTGATAAACAGATGGCAAAAAATAACCTAAACCAGTTAAAGGGATTGGCAAAAGAAAAAGGATTATCCGTATGAAATATATAATTAAAGAATCAGGAATTAGAGATATAAATCAAATAAAAAAAAGATATCCTAAAGCTAAAATTTACTTTCACCAAGATTTAGATGGAGTAACAACAGCCCTTGGTATGAAACATTATTTAGAGCAAAACGGGATTAAAGTTGTTGATGCTGAGACTATACAATACGGAGATAAAGAATTTGCAATTAAAAAAACGGATGCTGGTGGTGATATTATGCCTGTACTTGTGGATTTTGCTCACGGGAAACCAATGTTTGTAATACATACAGACCATCACGATAGTCAGGCTGGGGTTGAACCTGGCACCGCAACTAATTTTAGACCGTCAAGATCTAACGTTGAAACAATATCACAAGTAGTTTCACCAAAAGAAATTTTTCCTTTTGATGATATTACTTTAATATCAACTGTGGACTCAGCCAATTTCTTGGCCCATAATATTACACAGGAAATGGTAATGAACTATTTGTTTAAATTTGATAAGGATAATAGTTTAAAATCTAACAAAATGTTAATGGGACTTGTCACTAATAAGTTATTGTTGGCACTTAAAAATAAACCAAGATTTTTAGAAAATATTGTATTAGAAGCAAAACCATCTCTTTTAAGTATTTTAAATAATATAAGAGATCAGGTAAAAAAATATGGTTATGCTAGCGAAGTTGAAATGGTTAAAAACCAAGAAGAGTATGTTGAACGAATGAAAACAAGTGAGAATGTTAAATTTGTTGGACCAATAATAGTACAATATGGTGGGGGTAATATGAGAAACCCTGGATCTTATGATAGATACACTCCTTTTAGAAATAATCCAGATAAAGACTTCATAGTACTTGCTTGGGGAATGGGGTTAGTGCAGGCATCTTGTAATCCATTTAAAGGGGATAGGGCATTAAAGGGGGTTGATTTAGGTGAAATGAAAAATGAAGTACTTAGTAAGTTTGAACCACTATTAAAAGGAATGACTATTACGTTTGGTACTTTAAAAAGAGTTTCAGAAATAAAGGCAGAACAAGATTCTGTTGGTTTTACATATAAAGATTTAATTGCAATATATGGGAATCGCCCATCATTTAAAGTACAAGGCGGGGAAAAAACTGTAGACATTATAAAAAACATATCAGAAACCCTTTATAAAAGACTATCAACTAAACAAAAAGAGATGTTGGATAGGATAAGTGTAAATGGTTGGGACGTTGTAATGGCAAACTCAGGAGGACATAAATGTATTACAAACATATCAGGACTTAGTTACTTATTCAGGGATTCTAAAAAAGACGAAACATCAACGTACGACAACCCAAAACTACAAGCAATATCTGATTATACGGGTAATAATACATTTGTGAACGATATAAAAGGTAAATTAAAGAAATATAACTTTTTAACTGATCCTCAAATTAATGCGGCTATTAGACAAATTGAAAAAGAAGGTGGTATACAACCAAAAGAGGATGAAAATAAAATATCCAGCTATGTTGATTTAACTAAAGCAATACAAGACGAGTTTGTTAGTGTTTTAAACCAAAAAATACAAGGACAAACAAATTTGACCGAATCTAAATCAAACAATAAAAAATATTTTGTTGATGAAAGCAAAATTAAAGGTGCAGGTAAAGGGGTTTTTGCGAAAACAGATATTAAAAAAGGAGAAACGATAGGATTACTTCACACAATAAAAAAGTTAGGATCGGAATACGATTTCACAGAACTTGGAAAAATGCATAACCATAACGATAAACCAACGTGTCATAATAAAAAAGTTGGAAATAAAAGATATTTGGTGGCATCAAAAAATCTTAAAAAGGGCGATGAATTAACAACAGATTATACATTACAGCCAGATCTTGAACAACCACAAAAAAATTGGGGGACAATTAAAGAAAATAAAGAAATGAGACCTGAAATTGATGGGTATAGAACATATTCACCATTTAAAAATTTAGAATATATAATTGTTAACGGTGATGGTATTGATTGTAATAATATAGTATACGATTTAGTCTTAATTGGTAACAATGGTAAAGTAAAATTCTGTAAAAAGAATTCTGGAACTTATTTTTTAAAGGGTGCAACAAAAATTGTTGAAATACCATTTAAAAATAACGAAAAATATTCTGACGTTTTTAAATCAAGCGAAACGTTTAATGAATGGTTAAAAGAAAAAATTAAAGAAATTGATGTTAAAAAAGAGATATTGAATGGCTTTTTAATAAAACATTGATATTTATTTCTACAAATCATTTGACAAATCAAAATAACTTACTTAAATTTGTAAAACAATTAGGGAAAGACCTAATGTTAAGTTGAAATATTAACCTTTAAACTGTGGTGAGATGTCAGAAGACAATAACACTGTAGAATCTAAAGAACTTGTAATTTACGGTTACAAAAATTCTGAGGGAAAGATGTTTTGGACATCTAACCTTGAATTTGCGAACATCCGAGCAAATTACTTCGGTACTTTTGATGTCTACGAAGAAAAAAATTAAAAAAGTTCACAAAGTACTTGACAAAACAAAATAAACGTCGTAACTTTGTAAAACAAATCAGGAAAAGACCTGAAACGTTCTTTGAAAAATTAGATTATCCGTTCGGATAAAGTTTCATCAGATTAATTGATGAGTAATTGGAATAGGAATTCCACCTTTAAACGATAAAGATATTGGGCCGTGTATAGTCCATAAAATAAACTACGAAAGTAGGATAAAGTGAATCGGAAGTGTAACCGATTTGCGGTTTGGGTAACCGAACTTGAGTACACAAGCGGGATACCGTATAACCTTTAGTACCGAGGTCAACGATGTAGGGAAAGTGGTTAAACGATTGGGCGATGTGGGTCGTCTGATTGAGGTGGGAACACCAATAGGAATAACCCGTAGGGATATTGCAAAAAATAAGATTATCCGATTTTATTATTGCGTGTTCCAATACGATAGGATACTTAAAACCGAAAGGTATGATAACAAACGGGTGGTGCCGAAATTATCCTTGATAAACTTCTACCAAGGAGTTAATCACGAAGTAATCTTGAAATATGGAGATGGGGACATTTCAAGGAGTAGTTTGGTATTTCGTTGTTCAAAAGATAACGAAGCTGAAAGACGGACCACTACTTCTATCAATCCACGACACAAAAAC